AAAAGAAACAGAAGAGGGAAAGAAAAAAAAAGAGAAAAAAAGAGAAAAAAAAGAAAGGGGGGGGGGGGGGGGGGGGGGGGGTAAATTGCCCGATCAATTGCATGGGGAAATCATCGCACTCATTCGTATGGAGATGATCCGTCCCGCCCCGAATCAGCCCCGCACTCGGTTCGATGCCGAGCAGCTGCGCCTCCTGGCCGAGAGCATCAAGGAGATCGGTCAATTGGAGCCGATAAAACTGAAGGCCGTCGACGGCGACGCCAAGGTGAAATATGAAATCATCGACGGCGAACGCAGATATCGAGCGCTGACGCTTCTCGGTCAAAAGGAGATCCGGGCAATCGTCCGGCCGATTGAATCTGAGACGCAGCAATTCTCCCAGGCTGTCGCGGCGAACTTTTGCCGGGAGCCTCACACATCGATGGAGACGGCCAGGGCGCTGAAAAGGTTGATCGAAGGCTATCAGCAACGCGATGTCAGTTACGCCGAGGCTGTAACCAGATCCGCGGCTGTCTGCGGTAAATCAAGCAATTGGGTATACCATCATCTCGGGCTGTTGAAACTCGCGGATGAAGTCGCCGAAATGGTAGAGGACAAAAAGATATCGCATCAAATCGGCATAGCTCTCACCTCCTTCAAGCCGGAAATCCAGGTCGCTATCGCAAAGAAGCTCATAGCAAAGGAAATGTCAAATAAGAAAATGCTGGAGTTCATTGAGTCGAAGCGCACCGCTAAGACGCTCGCCCGGGGGGGAGAGGCCGTACGCCCCGACAAGCGAGTAAAGAGATTGGTCAAGAAAGTCGCTGAGTTATCAGAGTGGGCCGATCACGTTGCATCGATGAAGTCTACCTACTTCCGCGAGACATTCCTCTCCGACGTCGTCGATCTGAAGGCGCTGGTAATGGATCTGTCGGATCTCGTCGAGGATCTGACCGCCGTCAAGGAAAACATTCGAAGGCTGCAAAAAGAAAAACAATTGGCTGCATAAGGAGTGTTGAAATGAAACTGAGAAGACTGGCATTCGTGCCGGTGACGATGGAGCTGCTCATTGATATGATGATCGAGGGAAGAGTTACCCCTCCGACCAGGTGCATCAAAGGACTGCCTGAAGATGCCGTGTACATGCACTCGTTCCAGGACTCGGCGAGCGGATGCGTATGCTTCGTATTCACTCACCCGTCCTTTCCCGAAGCCCGGGTTGGCGATCGTATCACCCAGTTCGATGTCCAACTCCAGAAGCTGGAGCCGCCGAGGTTAATCCATTCCACATCGTAGGAGGATAGAATGAAAATCACGAAGATCCACATCAAGGACGACCGGGTCAAGATCGAGTATCAGACCCGCTTCACAAAGGGCGACGATATCGAGATCAATAAATTCTCGATAGATTGCGCCGAGCGAGCCCGCCAGGAATTCTACACTGTGCTCTCATCGCTTCGGGAGGATCTCCTGGAGATCTGTGAGCTGCCCGAGGATTACTCCAAGGGCCTCTTAATTGTAGGCGCGACGTTCAACCACGACGATGACGTTTGGGGTGCGCTTATATCCGCATCCAAGATACTGAGTAAAAGTCGGACACCCTTCAATATTCATTCCCCTTACAAGCCTGCCGTCCCTGACACCGGCGACACGAACCGGATCAGTTGCCTGAGTAATTCGTGCGTCGCGAAATTGGAAAAGCTGATGGAGTACGCTGAAGGATATGTCGGTGGTGAACGTGCGCAGGGTCGGATTTTCTCGGATCCGGAGGAATCACCGAAGCGAGTCGCCCGGGAGAAGAAACCCACCCTTTTCAAAGAGGGAGCGCAAGGATAACTCATGCATACATGGAGCACTCTATTATATAGACAGGGGTCGGCATGGCAAGAATAAGCGGGAAGAAGGCAACAGCAGCATTAGCCTTCTGCATTAAGCGGGATGGTCCTCACTGCGTTGTATGCAGGAAGAAGATTGCCCGCGAGCTTCATCACAAAGATGGTAATTATGAAAACAACCCTGCTAATGGGAAGAACTGGGAAGGCCGCTGCTCACCCTGTCACCGCCTATCACATCCCCGCGGTCCCTCCAAGCGTGGAGTACGCATGCGTCACATTATCGCATTAATAGGGAGTGAGAGGAAGAGTGAGCTTGAGAGAATACGGGAAGAAGCAAATGACAGTACAAAGGTATTAACACCTGAAATGGCGAGGAATACTATATGTGAGCCTAAGTTCAGGGAATGGCTTGAAGGCATTATAATAGAGGTCAAAGTGATAGCGGAGAAGGATGTAGTTGATGGAGGAGCGGAATATGCAGGATGTAGTCAGCAGGCTACTAAGAGATACTTAGATAAGTTGTGTTCGTTCACCGGAGTGTATGAGCGCTTCTCTAATGAGGAAGGTAGGCGATTCATCAGAGTGAAGCAACCACCTGAGAAGAGATCAAGCGCTCCTGCTCCTGTTCCTGATGCATAATGATCTACCAAACTGGTGAGGCGTCCCTCTACATAGCGATGGAACTAAACAATGAAAAGGAAATGTATCATGGTCATCACTGACAGAAAAATGAATCGACAAAATTATCAGATTGCTTTATTGAGGCGACGGGTCCTTCCCAGACCCTCCGCTGCGGGTACGCGTGCGATGCGGGATTCTCGAAGATTTTATAAAAAAAAATGTGCAGTTCCATTCTACTTGTGATCAACATCCTCGAATTCAATGCAGGATCATGAAATCAATCGATGGCAAAGAGAACTCGCGTATTGAAGGTGTCGCTGCAGGAGCTGACGAAGCAGTATGCCTCGATCGGCTTCAATGTGGAGAAGCGTTGGATCAACCGGCTCGTCAAGGAAAAGGGATTGCCGCGGCTGAACAGGGGAGAGTACGACCTCGTCGCGTGTCTGAAGTGGTATGTGCATTATTATCGGCAGCTGGTCGAGAAGGAGAAGGAAGAGCATGGCGTTTCCAGGAAGGCGGAGGACCGGTTGTTGACCGCGAAAGCGGGCCGGGAGGAATTGAAGTTTCTCAAAGAACGGGGCGACCTGGTGCGGGTGGATGCATTCTTGAAAACGCTGCAGAAACCGATGAGCGAGCTGCGAATGAAACTGCTCGCCCTCGGCAATCGCATTACCCCGCTGATCAATGCATCGCAGTCGCCGACCGAAATCAAGCGGATTATCGAGGAGCAGATCTATGAAGCGCTCCGAGATCTCGCCGACCTCCCATGACGAGCTGGAAGTAGTTCAGCGGCTGATAGACGATCAGAACGCGTCCATCATGGAGTCGGTATTTCGAATGTTCGAACCACCTCCAAGGCTGACGATAAGCGAGTGGGCCGAAAAGTACGCGTATCTAAGCCCGGAAGATAGCGCCGAGCCCGGAAAGTACCATTGCTCCCGGGCTCCTTATCAGAGGGAAATGATGGATGCCGTTTCGGATCCGGAGATCGAAGAGGTGTCGTATAAAACATCCTCCCAGGTGGGAAAGACGCAGATCGCGAAGGCGATCATCGGATATTATATGCAACAGGACCCGGGGCCGATACTCCTGGTCATGCCGAACGAAAAGATGGTCAGATCCTTTTCGAAGGACCGTCTCACCCCCATGCTGCGCGATACGCCGGTCCTGCGTGAGCTCGTACGCCAGGCGCGCGCCAAGAATTCATCGAACGAGATCCTGCATAAAACCTTCCCGGGTGGCCATTTCACCGGGGTAAGCGCCGGCACGGCGTCCGATCTCGTCAGTCGGCCCATAAGGATCCTCATCTTCGATGAGAAGGACAAGTATAAATCCTCCGCCGGCTATTCAGGGGATCCTTCCGAGATGGCAAAAACGCGAACGAAAACGTTCTTCAACCGGAAGATTATCAACATAAGTACGCCGGAAATTGAAGGAGCCTCACCGATCTCGGCGGATTTCGACCGGTCTGACCAGAGGTATAATTACGTCCCTTGTATTCGCTGTGGATTCCCTCAACGGCTCTACTTCGCGAATATGAAATGGGACAAAGCAGCCGCTGTCGATGTTCTCCCCGATCGCGTCTGGTATGAATGCGAACAATGTCACGCGAAGCTGGAGGAGTCCGATCGGATGAAGATGGTGACCGCCGGCGAGTGGCGGCCGACCTACCCGGAGCGAAGGCGCCATGCAGGGTTCTTTCTGTGGGAACTCTATTCCCCCTGGTCGTCGATGCTGGCGATCGCGCATAAGTTCATCGCGGCTCGTCGAAGCAACAATCCGGAAATCCTGAAGCAAGTCGTGAACGAAGTATTTGGAGAAGTCTGGCGATATGTGCAGGAGACGAAAATCAATGAAAGTGATTTGCTGAAACGCCGAGACGAATATACAGATGTCCCGGAAGGCGCATATATACTCACCGCCGGCGTCGACGTCCAGGGCGACCGCATCGAGGTCGGAATCGACGCCTGGGGCCCCGGGGAACAGTCGTGGATGATCGATCACCAGATTCTCCCGGGATCCCCGGAGCGGGCCGATGTCTGGGGCCTTTTGGAAAATTATCTCCTCGGAAGTTGGAAGCACGAAAGTGGCGTGATGATGAATATCGAATGCTGCTTCGTCGATTCCGGCAATTTCACCGATTATGTTTACGGATATACCAAGCCGCGGACCGGTCGAAGGATCTTCGCCTCTAAGGGATCGAGCCAGGAGAAGGCGCCGATCGTCGGCAAGCCGAGCACTAACAATCGCGCCCGCGCGCTGCTTTTCCCGATCGGGACCGACGTCGCCAAGACGGTGATCATGTCCAGGCTTAAGATCGAGGACCGCGGCGCCGGCTATATGCATTTCAACCAGAAGGCCGATGAGAACTATTTCTCTCAGCTGACCGCTGAGAGGCTGAAGACGTGGCTGGCAAAGGGGCGGCTCAACCGGAAATGGGTGAAGGTACGCGAACGCAACGAAGTACTCGACGTAAAGGTGATGAACCTGGCTGCAATTCTGTACCTGAACCCGAACTGGGAACTGGTCAAGACGAATTTTGAATCACTCGCCGATGCGAGTCCGAGCGTCCCGGCCGAAGAATCGGATAAGCTCAAGGTTCAATCAGAAATCAGAACTCGTGATCCCTTCCTGCCGGCCACGGGACCACGGCGGAAAAACTTTGTCCATGGATGGTAGCTAATGGCAGACGAGAAAGACGAAAGTAATGTCAGGGTTGAGCTGTCGGCGGAGAATTCTCGCAAGGTGCGTGAGATCGCCTTTGGAGCGAACATCTCGAACACCGAAGTGGTCAATCGGCTCATGAGCGCGGTAAAGGACGTCGAGCTGAAGCAGGTGATTACCTTCGCTGTCGAAATGAGATCAGAAGACGATAAAACCTCACCCGGCCGGCCGGGCTATCTTCGGGTGCGGAACAATTTTGCAAAAAACTGGTGAGCTCCATCCCCGATGCCAGTTGATTCGAAGAGGTATCCCAAAGACTGGAAAAAGATAGTCGCCCGGGTCAACAAACGCTCCGGAGGTCGCTGCGAATGTACCAGTCAGTGCGGGCTCCATACGACGACGGGGCGATGCGTTGAAATAAATGGCGCCGATGCGAAGTTCGCCAGGGGGAAAATAATGCTGACGACCGCACATCTCTGCCATGATTCGGGCTGCAGGAAAATGAAGCATCTCATCCACGCGTGTCAGAGGTGCCATCTCCGGATCGATCTCGACCAGCATATGGCAAACGCGAAAAAGACACGGCGATCCAGAAAAGCGATAGCGGAATTATTCGATTCACAAGGAGCATGTAATGATCAAGCTGGCGGAGAATCTTAGTCTACCGGTCGACTGCGTCACCCAGACGATAAGCATCCTGGCGATCAAGCGCGCCGGCAAGAGCTATACGATGCGTCGCCTCGCAGAGCAGCTCTTCAAAGCGGGGCAGCAGATCATCCTGGTCGATCCAAAGGGCGATCAGTGGGGGCTCAGATCGAGCGCCGATGGGAAAAAGGCTGGCCTGCCGGTCATCGTCCTGGGCGGCGAGCATGGGGATGTTCCGCTCGAGGTCGGATCCGGGGAGATGATCGCAAATCTCGCTGTCAAGGAACGAGCAAGCATCCTGATCGACCTGTCAATCTTCCGGAAGCACGAGATAGCAACCTTCATGACGGCATTCCTCGAGAATCTCTATCGCCTCAAAGCCAGGGAGGAATATCGGACGCCGGTCATGCTGATCATCGATGAGGCTGATGCGATCGCTTCCCAGAAGCCACAGAAGGGGGAGGAGCGCATGCTCGGAGCTGCCGAGGATATCGTCCGTCGTGGCGGCCAGAGAGGAATCGGCTGTACGCTGGTCACGCAGCGGTCCGCAGTGCTGAATAAGAACGTCCTCACCCAAACGCAGATCATGGTCTGCCTACGAACGATCGCGCCCCAGGATCTGGAGGCGATGAACGCCTGGATCGTTCAACATGGGACAGAGGAACAGAAACAGACCCTCATGGCGTCGCTGCCGTCGCTCCCGATCGGAGATGCATGGTTCTGGTCCCCGGGTTGGCCGGATGCCGAGGGCATATTCAAGCGTGTACACGTCGCACCGATCGAGACTTTCGATAGCGGTAGAACGCCGAAGCCAGGGGAGAAGCGGGTCGAACCGAAGAACCTCGCTGACATCGATATCGAAGTACTGAAACGCCAGATGAAGGATCTCGTCGTCCGGGCGAAGGAGAACGATCCTGCCGAACTCAGGAAAAAAATCAGGGAACTGGAGAAGCAGCTGAAAGGCGATGGTGGCTTGAAAGCAACGGTCGCTGTGAAGGTCGACGGCGAGAAAATGATTCGTGAATATGGGATAAAGGTAAATGCACTCCTGGAGGAGTATAAAAAGAAAAGGGATGACCATATCGGGATTTGCATCAAGAAACTGAATGAGATCGCCAATGCGATCGTGGAGGCGGGAAATATGTTGCGTTTTGTGCCTGGCAAGCCGTCGATACCTTCGATGGGTACCACGGCAGAAATTAAATTGCCGCTGGCGAAGCCGAGCAGTTCCTCAACGAAGGTGTATGTGAAACAAGTAAACTCCATCGCGACAATGTCAAATACGTTGTCGAGCGTCGAGCAACGAATCGTCGATACGGTGAAGATGCTCAACAATCGGGGAATTGAAGTCACGCGCGATGCGATCGCGCGCTGGATGGGGATCCATCCGACAGGGGGACGGTTTACATCTGCGCTGGCCTCGCTGCGAGCGAATTCCATTCTCGAGGGATTTCGATTGACCGCTGCCGGCACCGCCATGGCCGCCGAGCTGGAGACTGGTCCGGAGAAAGCGATCGAAGCGCTGCAGGAGGATGCAAAGAAGAAGGTGCTGCGCGAGATTCTCGAAAGCGGTGCACCGTTGACGAAAGATGAGCTGGCAGCAAGGCTCGGGGTACATCCGACTGGAGGCCGGTTCACGTCGACGCTCGCTTGGCTCCGGGACATGGGGCTCATCCCGGAACGCGGATTGATCGAGCCGACCGAAGGCTGCAGGCGATGACTCACTCTGGTTTTCTTGCAGGATTTTAATCGGATTGCATTTGACATTCGCAAAAGTATTGCGTAAAATGAAGGTGTGATTATCGTGACCAATGTCACATAAATCGCGTCATCCAGGCAGTATATTTTTCTCATTGGGGTTAATTTTTTCCTCTCTAAGGGAACAAATCGCTTGATTTGCTTCCTTTTCGCGTTTAACAAACAGGAACAAAAATTGCTTCCTATTGGTAGAAACCAATGGAGACCTCCCATTTAAGGGTACCACTATGCCTACAAATGAACAAGTAGAATCGACCACCGAGACACATGTTGCGCCTCCCGACGCCCTGATACCACTCCGCGAAGTTGATCCCTTCGGTGCAGAGCGCGAATTGAAGCTTCGTCAGCCTGAGCTCCAGAAACGCCTTGACAAAATCGAGGCGGCGAAAGTGATTTCAAAAGAGCTATGGGAGACCGTCATCAGCGTATAACCGAATGGAGCCATTTCTGATAAGGGCGTTCACAGCGCAAGCATTCTACGACGCCCTAAGCAATCCATACTGTAGTTCGAACGAAGTAGCCCGGCAAGACCGGGCTATTTATCTTTGCGGCTATCTGACTGATCTTCATGCGAAGACAATGGTCGTGGAGAAAAATTATATCGATGGTGATTTCTTGGAAGATTTCGCCTCTTATTACGTGAGGTGCTTCAAAGATTATGACCGTCGTTGTATCCGATTGCATTTTTTTGCTCATGGGATTGAGGAGGCCGCATTTCATGATCTGATTCTCGCGCCGAAACCGGAATTATTGAAAGGGCTGCATGATAATTACTTGGGATTCGTCGTCGTACGACCGTTACCCACCGCGATTGTTGGGCGAACCGTCCTCAAAACTTATCCGAGTGATGGCGGCAGGCGACATTATACGGCTGTGAAGAATTATCACGCCAATCTTTTTGGGACGGCTTTTAATGTGAATAGCTTGCCGTTCCAAGAGCAGGATACAGTCCTGGCCGCATGTGCGACAGTGGCTCTGTGGTCAGCCTTCCATAAAACATCGGAGCTCTTTGGAACTCCGTCCCCCCGTCCGGCGGAAATTACAAGAGTTGCGAATGGGGTGGTGAGCAATGCGCGCGCAATCCCATCGCATGGCCTTGATATTCGTCAAATGGCGCACGCCATTCGGTCTGTAGGACTCGAGCCGGAATTCTTCGGGGCGAAACCCGATATTCCTTTTGTTTCGATGGCGTATGGATACCTCAGAATGGGATTACCCGTGATCCTTGGAGTACATATCGAGGGCGGAGGACTGCATGCAGTTACGCTGACAGGGTATTCACTCAAACCCGCGAAAGTGCATCAGCAAGAGGTAGCGAGTGGTGAAAAGTGCATTCCAATGGTCGGATTACGTATCGATGAATTTTATGCGCACGATGACCAAGTCGGACCCTTCTCCCGATTAAAGGTAAAGGCGTCCATAAAAGATTATCCAGTATTGTTTGAAGGTCAATGGAAAGATAAATCATCTGGAACGATTTTGGAGATTCGACCTATTTTCTTGCTCATCCCGGTGTATAACAAGATCCGAGTTACCTTTCTCGATATCTCTGGGTGGTTGGAGCGGGTATCTGCGGTTCTTTCGTTGTTTCTACCCCCGGGGATAGAGAGTGAATGGGATTTGAGAATGACCACGATTAACGAACTGAAAAAGGATATCAAGGGTGAGCAGTTTGAGAGCAGTGAATTAAAGTGGTTACTGTTTGCGCAGTCGCCACGATTCATCTGGAGAGCCACGCTGAGATGCGATACAAAAAAAATCATGGAATTTTTTGCTGATGCAACCGACATGCAAAGATCTTTTCCCTTCTATCATCATGTTTGGCATGACAAGGGTTTTCAAAATCGATTCCAAGATTACCTGGTCAACCCGCAGGTCATAGGAATTAATAAGTCTATGCTTGAGCCGAGATTGTATGAATTCTTGACACGAGGCGCGTCGTCTCCGCCCTCGACATCCCCTTCCATCTGACCTCTGAGGGTACGGGACCGAATGGAGAGCGAAGATCATCGCTCCATTCATCCTTTTTCTCCCCGTTCGTAGTTAAGCCCCCAAAATTATTTTAGCCCATTTCTGAAATACGAGCAATCCCGCTCGCATTGCGGGATTATTCCGCGAAAAAATCCACTTTCCTCCGTTGATTCTCCCTCTGGAATGATAATATATTGATCCCATCATAAGGACCGACGGGTCCGATAGTTTGACCATGGCCATGACTGCATGCAGGCAATCATGGCCATTTTATTTATGGGCTCACCCTGCTGAACATACCGAAAGAAATTCAGGCTGGAGATACGCTGAGCTGGACCGACACTGTCGACAATTATGCGGCGAGCGCCGGCTGGACGCTGAAGTATTATCTCATCGGCAAGAACAATTTCACTTTCCAATCGACCGCGAGCGGAGATGCGTTCGCTTTGTCCGTCGATGCTGCCACTTCCGCGCTCTGGGCCCCGGGAGACTACGACTATCAGGCCGTCGTCGTCAAGGGCACTGAAGAGCACACCGTCGAAGTCGGATCCCTGAAGATCCTCGTCAACCTGCGCACGCTCCCGCAAGGATATGATTCCCGGACGCATGCGCAGAAGATGCTCGATGCCATTATTGCCCTCGAGGAATCGCGCGCAACGAAAGAAGAGAGCGAATATCTGATCGGCACCGGTCCGACATCCCGTCATCTCAAACACCTCACCCCAAACGAGCTCCTCATCTGGCGTCGTCATTACCAGGTTGAGGTCGAACAGGAGAAGCAGCAGGAACTCCTCAAAGAGGGCAATAACCCGGGCAATACGATCAAGGTGCAGTTCTGAACGCGAATCTCAATATCGTGAGCTCCGCTGAGCCCGCGCGCCGGCCGGACGCTCAAGAGATGGAGCGGCAGGGATTCAATGAAGGCCTCTCCGTCGCTGCGAGATCCTATGCGGCCGCTCAGCTCACCAGGCTGACGAATGATTGGGTGAGCGCGCCGGTATCTCCGGACCAGGATATCCGCCTTGCCTTAAGGATCGTACGTGAACGCGCGCGAGATCTCGTCAAGAACAATGATTACGCGAAGAAGTTCGTCAATCTTTGCAGATCCAACATCGTCGGCCCGAAAGGATTCTCCCTGCAGATGGATGTGCACGGTCCGCGCACCCGGAAGTATCCTCGCGGAAAGCTGGACGAGAATGCGAATCTGATGATCGAGGATGCGTGGAACGAGTGGACGGAGAATCAAAATTGCTCCGTCAACGGCCGCTTCTCCTTCTGGGGCATCCAGGATATGCTGGCGAAATATCTCGCCCGAGACGGCGAGGGCGCCATCCAGATGATTCGCGGATCCAAGAGCCCCTTTGGATTCTCCCTGGGGATGATCGAGACCGAAGCCATCGACGAGCAGCACAGTCAGAAGCTCGGCAACGGCAATGTCGTCAAGATGGGCGTCGAGCTCGACGAGTGGAAGCGTCCGGTGAATTATTACCTGAAAAACCGGATCCCGGAGATGGAGCTTTATGGCGGGCTCCCTTACTCATTCCCCCCGAAGGTGATTTCCGCAAACGATATGATCCTGGGATTCGACCAGGAGTATGAGAATCAGACGCGCGGTATGTCGTGGCTGACGCAGTCGATGTACCGGCTGCGGATGCTTACCGGTTATGAGGAAGCTGCGATCATCAACGCCCGGGTGAGCGCTGCGAAGATGGGATTCTTCGAACAGATCGATCCGGCCGGATCCCCGACGAGCCAGTTTGTCGGACAAGGGAAAGATGCGAAAGGCAACCTAATCATGGACGCCGAAGCCGGGACGATGCAGCAGCTGCCGGCCGGACTGAAGTTTGCCCCCTGGTCGCCGGAGTACCCGACGGCCCAGCATGCCATGTTCATGAAAACGACGCTCCGAGGCATCTCAACCGGGCTCAACGTCTCTTACGAATCGCTCACAGGAGATCTCGAGGGCGTCAACTATTCCAGTATCCGCGATGGGAAGATCATCGAGCGCGATATGTGGAGGATCTACCAGAGATTTTTCACCGACACGTACCTGAAGCCGATCTTCCGCGAGTGGCTGAAGATGGCCATCCTCAAGGGCATCCTTCCGCTCGACATCACGAAGTTTGAATACTATTGCCGCGCTATCTGGCTCGGCCGGCGCTGGGAATATGTCGATCCCTTCAAAGATGTCGAGGCCGAAATCCTTCAGGTGCAGGCTGGCTTCAAGACGGCCACCCAGGTGATCGCTGAGAGGGGCAACTCGATCGACGAGCTCTACACCGAGCTCGCTGCGGAGAAGTCTCTGGCTGCGTCCATGGGACTGACCCTGAAGACCGATGAGATCCAGCTCTCCGGCCCGGCCGCGGCTGCCGTGGAAAACGATCCGGCCAATCCGCCCAATCCGGATGAGCAGAAGGCGCGCGCCCTCCTGAATGAAGCCTACCAGATCTTGAGGAAAAAAAGAATTGAAAACAAAGTGAGAGAGACCCTCGATGCCGAATAATCTGATCACACGCAAGATGCCCACCGTCCAGAGCTCGTATGACGCTGAAAAACATACGATGCGTGCGGTGATTGCAGCCGATGGACCGGTGCCGATGTGGGACTGGGAGCATGGTGACCATGACGAGGTTTTGATCGCCGATGGAGCTGAAATCAATGGAAGGCAGGTCCCGCTCCTGGACAGCCATATGCGTTATTCGATCGATTCGATGCTGGGAAGTATTCGTGATCTCGAAACCAAGGATTGCCAGGTTCTCGGAACGCTTTGCTTCGATTCAACTCCTGAAGGTCAGCGTGCCGAGACGAAATGCCGGGAAGGGCATCTGACAGATCTCTCCGCCGGCTACGAGAGGCTGGAGACAACCTGGATCCCGAAGGATGAGTCTGCCGTTGTTGCTGGCCGAACGTTCAAGGGTCCGCTGCGCGTGACTCCCAAATGGCGAGTGATTGAGGGGAGCCTCACGCCGGTAGGTGCCGACCCGGATTCCAAGACCCGCTCAGTCAGGATTGATGACGGTACGCGCAAGATCCTCATCGAACGCGGCATGAAGAAAGATGCGACCGAAGATGAAGCTGTCAGGTTTTTAGAAAGTGAAATTAAACGACCGAATCAAAACAATTCAGGAAAGGATCTACCCATGCCGGAAATAATCACGCTGACCGCCGAAGATATCGGCAAAGCGACCACGCGGGAGCGGGAAAGGATTGCGCATATCAATGCGATGGCGGCGATTCATGCCAACAATATCCGCCCGGACGACCAATTCAAGGATATGGAAGCCTTGAGAAAGATGGCCATCGATAAGGAATGGCCGAAAGAGCAGTTCAACGATGAAGTGCTCAAACGTTTCAACCAGGCGAAGCCGGCCCAGACGACCGACGTCGACGTCTCGACGCAGGGCAATATCGGAATGAGCGAAAAGGAGCTGAAGCGTTACTCCGTCGTTCGTGCCCTCAAGCTGATCGGGAATCAGCGGGCGCTCGATGGGATCGAGAAAGAAGTCAACGATGCTGTCGCGAAGATTTGCAAACGCGACGACATCGGAGAGATGGGATTCCGGATCCCGAATGATATCGTCGTCCAGAAGCGCGCCCTCTCGACGACCGACCAGACCAAGGGCGGCTACACCGTCGATACCGAGGTCCTGGGCACGAGCTTGATTGAGCTCTTGAGAAATCAGACGCTCGTCGCGGCCCTGGGAGCCCGTCAGCTCTCCGGGTTGACCGGCAATATCGCCATCCCGCGACAATCGGGCGGAGCGACGGCCTACTGGCTGTCCTCCAACGGAGCGGTTACCGCGTCCGATCAGGCGTTCGCCCAGCTCGGCCTTGCACCGCACCGGCTCGTCGCCGATACGGCATATGACAAGGAGCTCCTGAATCAGTCGTCGATCTCCATCGAGGCCTTCGTCCGCGAAGACTTGATGCGGGTGCTGGCGATCGAGAAAGACCGCGCCGCATTGTTCGGGCTCGGATCGGCAGGTCAGCCGCTCGGGATCGTGAACGTCTCAGGTATCGGATCGGTCACCTTTAGCGCCGCGGCAACGTGGGCGAAGATTGTGTCCTTCGAGACGGCGGTTGCTCAGGCGAACGCGCTTCTCGGCGCGCCGGCCTACCTCACTTCCCCGGCAGTTCGCGGGAAATGGAAGACGGCCACGAAGATTGCCGCGTCGCAGTATTCGAGCTTCCTCTGGGATACCGGCGTCAACGGCTCCGGCCTCGTCAACGGCTACCGGGCCGAGGCGACGAACCAGATTCTCTCCACCGGTACCTATGCCGATCGCGTCATCTTCGGCAACTGGCAGGATCTCATCCTGGCCGATTGGGCCGGGATCGATGTCGTCGTCAACCCGTATACGCTCGCCAAACAGGGACAGATCGAAGTGACGATCACGCTCTGGACCGATAACGGAGTGCGCCATGCGGCAAGCTTTGCAATTTCAAGCGATAGCGGAGCGCAGTAAGATCTGATCTGAACTCTCCCGGGCGAGGCTCATGCGTCGCCCGGGTTTGTATAACCACTTCCACAAAGGAGCATAACGTGACGAAGAAAATAAAGTTCATCAACGAAACCCTCATCGACCGCAAGGTGGTCAAGGTCGGCGAAGTGCGCGAGGTCGGAGTAACGATCACGAGAGAAGATGCGCAACTCGTCCTGAGCCAACACCAGGCGGTGGAACTCGAAGCAGAAACCGAACCGAAAAAGGAGAAATAATCCATGCTGCCATATGATTTAAAAAACGAGATCAACGCCGCCGTTGCGCTCAAGTCGCAGTCGATCACCGCCTCTGGTAATAGCGCGGCCATCAACATGCTGGGCAACACGCTGGCTGTGCTGTTCGCATTCAACGTCTCGGCGGCGACGGCAGGCACGCTTCCGACCTTCGACGCGAAGATCCAGCAGAGCGCTGACGGATCCACGAACTGGACGGATGTCACCGGCGCCTCCATCACCCAGGTTACGACGGTCGATTCCATTCAGACAGTTGGAGTCGATCCGCGCGGTACCCAACAGTACCTGCGGGTCAATTATACGATCGGCGGATCGGCCTCACCCGCGTTCCCGGTCGGCGTCGTCATCCTCACGGGGAAACAGTACAAGCCGTAAGTGGACATTGAAGGCGACATCGATAAGCTCATTCGAACAGACGAATTCGGGGTCGACGCAATCTACGTCGACCCCGATGGAGTCAGGCGAGCTATCAGGGTCATTTTTGATCGAAGCTACCAGAACACCGACGTCAATGGCGCCAATGTCGCGAACGTGAACACCCAGGCGACGGCGAAGACATCCGACGTCCCCAACGTGAACAGTACCGCTCTGCTGATCATCGATGGAGTCACCTACAAGATTTATGAGGGCGCGTTCGATGGATGGGGTTTGACAATTCTTTCGCTGACCAAGGATTAAATGGCGCTCAAGAGACAACAGATAATGGATGCGCTCAAAGCGCGCATGCAGACGATCCTGACCGCCAATGGTTATTACACGAACCTCGGATCCAAGGTCTTTGATTACAAGTCGACGACGTTCAACGACAACGATCTCGATGCTATCAACCTCCGCGACGAGACGAACAATCTTATCGACGAGCTCGCCAGTGGTCAGAACGAATGGGATCTGAACCTCGACGTCGAGATCGACATCCTCTTCAAAAAGGGTGGCACCAGCATCACCGAAGCAAGGAAGGGAATCTCCGACGTCAAGAAAGCGATCGGTGGAGGGGGAAACGATATCACCTTCGGTGGGCTCGCCTATAAAACGAATTTTGCCTCGGATACACTGATCCATGAACAGGATGAAGCCGTTATCGTCGGCGCAAGGATCAGAGTCCGCATCCGCTATCGCACGAATATCTGGGAAGAGAGTTGACCTATGAGAGAAACAATTCGAGATCCTGAAACAGGCACGCTCTGTCACATGGAAGACGGGAAGTTGATTCCCGTCGAGCTTCCTATCGAAACATCGAAGGACGCTGCAAAGCCCGAGTCACCAACTGTGGATAAAAACCCGAAAGGCAAATCATGAAACTATTTAAACGCCAGGCCCTTGGTATCAAGGTCGAAGCGACGCAGGGCACGCCGGTCGTCCCGGCGACGGCCACCGATTACGTAAAGGTCATCGACGATATCTCGATCGACCCGGTCCCGGAGGTTATTCAACGCGACGTAAGGCGTGCCTCTCTCGACAACATCACCCACCTGGTAGGCGGCCGCTACACGAAGGTGAAATTCAAGGTGGAAGCGACGGGATCCGGCACCCGGGGCACTAAGACGATCGCCGGATATGCGGGGGTGGATGCCGCGCTCGAAGCGTGTGGCTTCGTATCGGTGGCCGTGGGCGCAACCTCGATCACTTACTCACCGACCTCGGTGCCGGCATCGGGAAGCTTCTTCGGTCCGGGCAAATCCGTCACCCTCGAGGTCTACAAAGACGGCCATAAACATATTGTCGCCGGATCTCTCGGGACCGTGAAGATAACCGGCGGAGCCGGTGAGATACCGATGTTCGAATTCGAGTTCCAGGGCGTTTATGCAGATCCAACGGATGTCGCCGTGCCAACTCCGACGTTCGCGATCCCGACGCCTCCCTTGCTCATGTCTGGCACCGTCACCGTACAGGGCCTCGCGGCGATCCTCTCCAAGCTCGAAGTCGATGTGGCCAATAAGATCACGCGCCGGCTTGATGCGGCCAGTGCGACGTCCATCAAGGGCTTCGTAATCACCGACCGCGATCCCAAGGGTAGTATCCAGATCGAGGCGGAGTCCGTCGCGACGCATGCATTCCACAACAGGTTGATGGTGGCCACGGAAGCCTCTGTCTCATTCGCCTGGGGTTCGACGAGCGGCAATATCATCACGATGACAATGCCGAATAGTCAGTATAACGATGTTCAGTACCAGAACCGGGAAGATCTCTTGGACTTCTCGATTCCCTTACAGTTCAATCAAAACAGCGGAGACGATTGGATATCAATCGTCGTAACCTAAATCAATAAGAAGGAGCACTTCTATGCGTTCAATTTTGGATATCAATGCCACCGAGGTGGTCCGTCTCGATGAAGAGCCGGATGGGCCGTCGGTCATGGTGGGAATGCTTGATACGTTTGTCAGAGCATCGATCGCCGACGGGCTCTCGGCCGGCGATGCGTCTTTTCTCACACGGGTTCGTCTCGTCCGTCATGCTGTCAAGGGCTGGAGTAGTGTCAACGACGCTGCAGGCCAGCTGCTGGAGTTCAAAACCGAGCAGATAATTCTTCCCGGGATCGGCAAAAGGGTCTGCATGAGCGAAAGCTGTATGAATAGACTCTCTCATGAGGCGGTCCGGAAGATCTCCGATAAGGTGATCAGTATGAACTTCGCCGTGGAGGACGCCGAAAAAAACTGAGTTACGCCCTTTATGCAATAAATGATTCGAGTGTGCTGAAGGGCGGGCGCATTGAGTATGAAGATGAATCGGGCCACAAGGTATCGGTTCAAGAATTTCAGAATGCCTTGCGGGAGTGGATGCCCTTCATCAAGTCAATTCAGGATTGGAGATCGGGCCTATTTGTTATGACGCTGACCGAATGGAATGCACTTCCGCCGATTACCCGGGAGCTGATCGAGCTGCATGATAAGATCGCTGGCGAAGTGAAAGCAAGCAATAAAAAATGATCTCAAAATTTACAATACCATCCATGGAGCAGATCGACGTCGATGCGAAGGGATACAAAAAGATCCTCCTGCGCTCGCTGACGAAGGTCTCTGCCCAGGCCGAGACGCTCGGCAATAGGCTGGTGAGAGAGACCTATAATGTGAGTCGCTCCGAAGTCGATAAGGCGATCACGGTCCGCCCGGCGTCTGTCACCGATCCGACCGTCTTTATCAATGTGCACGGGAAAATGTTGCCTCTGATCATGTTTTCTCCTTCCCAGAAGGTGGGCAGAAGAAGCGGTGTGATTGTCAAGATAAAAAGGGGAGGACGCACTGTAAGCAAGGCAATGTTCATCGCCCAAATGAAGAGCGGCCATATCGGAATCTTCACGCGCATGGAGGAAAAATTCATGAAGACAAATCCCAATCGTCAGGCGATCAGGGAAAACTATACGATTTCGGTCGCTAATATGTTCGGCTCGCGTCCGATCATCGAGGCACTTGAACGATTGCTGACCGACAAGTTTCCCGCTATCCTCGAGAACCAATTGCAGTTTTATCTCTCTTCGGGATCTTAACCATGGCCGAACGACAATTTCAATATGGCATCGGCGTCGACGACAAGGGAAGCCTGGTCTTCAACAAATTCAAGAAGCTCGTCGCTGATGGAAATAGGGAGATTGAAGCCTCGACGCAAAGGGTCATTCAAGGGACCAAGCGACACGGTGAAGAAACCAATCGCCTAAGCGAATTTATCCGCAAGCAACGGAGCGAACAGAGAGAACAGAACTTTCTCATGCGCCAGGGCAAAGATGTCATCGGCGCTGCGAGTGTCGGACTGGGGCTCTTCAGCAACACGGCCGGACAGTCGGATGAAACGATGAAGAAACTCACCAATTCTCTGAATCAAGGCTTCGTAACGTTTCAGGGGCTGGATTTCCTGCTGGCCGCTGTTCCCGGTCCATGGGGGGTCGCCGCGGCCGCGATCGGAGGCGTGGCTGCATCCCTTCTATCGATGGGTAAGGAAAGCGAAGAAGCTCAGAAGAAGATTCATGCGCTTAAGCTCGAGGCGATCGACCTCGATATCAAGCTTGGGAGAGTGGGCCAGGAAGCAAAAGGCGTCGAGCTCAAGAAGGAATGGGATAACCAGGCCGCCGCGCTCAAGAAGCTTAGGGACGGATATTTCGAAACGCGGTCGATGATCGATTCCTTTACCGGCTTAGAGAACGAGTTTCAAGTCTTCGTTAAGGGAACTAACGAAGAAATCAAGGAGCAGAAAAAAGTTGTCGATAAGTCCGCAGCTGCCTGGCATGCGTGGAATCAGTCGGTTGATGCCGCCGGTGCCGAGGGTGCAGCTGCCGCGGCGGAGCTCCGGAAGATGCAGGATGAGAATGCTGAGGGCAGCCTAACTCTCCTGAATTACTACAAGAAGCTCGATGAGGAGCTAATCGGAAGCCTCGATCCAAGCACAAAGGAGTATACCGATACGTTAGCGCATCTCGCCGTCGTGAGCCTTCAGATCGAAAAAGTGACTTCGAGCATGAACTATCAGCTGGAACAAACGAGGCTGAAGATGCTCGGTATCGGCGATACCACCAGACAGACGCTTCAGAATATCCTCTCCAATCCGCTGATCGATAAGCTGCCGAAGATGTTCGAGCTCCCGAGCTCGTCGTTGCGGCTGGAAGCAAAGCTCCCCATCGGCGATATCGAGAAACTGAACGTTGCTGTCAACTCCGGCGCCGAGAATCTGGACAGAATGAAGCTCAGCCTCGTTAGCGTCGGGGAAGAGGGCGCGAAATCGCTGCAGAATCTTTTGAGTAAGGGGGAGAAGCTTCCGGAAATATTCAAGCTTCCGGATATGGATATGACGCTCAATCTGGGCCCGCAACTGGAGACGGTGACGGGGCTAAAGAATCAGATAGCATTGACAGAGAGGGAGTTGGAGCAGGCCGGATTAGATACGCAGGATTGGCTCGATAAATTCGACAAGCTCAACGCATTGAAGGCGAAGCTCGAGGCTGCACTCCAGACGCCGCTGGAAAAAGCGAGTCAAAAGATGCAGCTGATGAGTTCCATTGTGGGAAGAGGATTGGGCATTATCGGGCAGTTGCAGAGTCAAAATAGCCAGGCGGCGATAGAGAATCTTGAGACCGAAAAAAATCTGGCGATTGCGAATATCGACGAGAAGTTAAAGGCGGAAAACCTGAGCGCTGAGCAGAAGAAGAAGCTGGAAGCTGAAAAAGCCGCGATCGCCCTCCAGTATGACGGGAGAATCCGGGCCGCGAAGCAGGAAGCGTTCGCCGCTGAGAAGGCAGCGAACATCATAAAAGCGATCATGAATACGGCAGTGGAGATCACCAAAGTCACAGCCACGCCGTGGATGATTCCAATTGTTGCCGGATTGGGGGCTGCCGAGACTGCTGTGATTGCGAGTCAGCCCGTTCCCAAATTCCATGAAGGCGGCGTCGTTCCCGGGATTCCCGGAAGAGAAATCCCAATCTTGGCCCTGCCAGGCGAGACAATCAGGACGGAACCTCAAGAAGCGAAGCTCCAGGACACCGTCATACAAATAAGGAAGTTCAGGGAGAGATCCTCGGATATAGAGTCCCAGGTTCAAAGCTTACGTACGTCATCCTCGAATCCCGCTGGAAGGGAGATACGCGATGCGATCGCTTCATTCGACAGGAGCATCCAGGAGCTGGTACGAAAAATAGATGCAGTCCTTACCCGCCCGGGCGCCGGCCTGCCAGAGGTAACGAAGGTGATAAACGAATTCCACTTCACCGGCAACAACATCGCCTCCAAAGCGGCCTTTAAGGAAATCGTTCAGGAGGGGATGAGAGAGATGGGCGTTACCGACGTTAATGACTTCTTCAAAAATAACAGGGCGCGCGTGGCAATACTGGGATGAAGCTGACGGCGTCAAATACCTTCAATATGCTGGCGAGAGGTGGATCCAAGGTCCTTCAATGGAAATTCTATATCCGCTTTGTCGGGACGCTGAATCAGGCGCTGAACCTTTCGAACTGGACCGATGTGTCGAGCAAGGTGATCGAGGAAGAGATTGAGATCGCCCACAAGATCGAATATGAGCATGGTCAGTTCACCTGCGATAGTCTCCTGGTCCGGGCACGAGACGTCGCATATTGGCGAGATCTGATCTTTCGCGATGGTGTGACGACGAATCCTGGACAATATGCGGAGTTCAAGGTAGAGTTCAAGCTGGGAGACGGCACTGCCTTTGCCAGTGACACGCTCTATATGTTCGCCGGCTTCATCGACTACGTCGGCATCACTTTCGATGAGCTCAACGATGAGTGCACGTTCAAAGCCTTCACCGCGGAAGATCTCGCCGGCACGATCGCAGCTGAGAGGATCTCCGCTCAGTATCTTCATCCCAATATTGATGGCTTCAAGACGACCGGCCTTGTCCTGCCCAATATCCCCGGGCTGTATGTCAAAAATGCCGCCGTGGCGCCGCGGCCGCTGAGTGTAGGGGTCCACACGATCACCTACCAGGTCAACGGCGGTCTGCAGCAGGCGAAGCTGGATAATTGCACCGTTTGGAAAACTCTGGTGCAAGGTGACAACGTTCTCGGAGATGTCGATAACTCAAGCGGCGACACGCAACGAGTGACGATGCATGTCTTCAATACGGTCGCTCTTTCGACGTCGACCGCGGCGCTGACCGATAGCCTGATCATCCTGCAGGCCAACACTGTGCTTCCCAGGCAGTTCTACCAGAACACCAGTATGAAGTTTCTGCTTCGCAAGATCTATGAGCTGATCGGTATCGACACGGTCAACTTCGATTCGATGACTTTGAATAGTTACGATGGGAATGCGAAGATGTCGTTTCTTGAGATCCCTCCCGCTGATAGCGCGAATTCTCTACCGCGTGGGGCCATGGCGACCAATGGCACCGATATCTTCGTCGGGGTGGGGAACGTCGTTTATAAACGAACGATGGCCACGGAAATCTATACCGTGGTGACGACTGTGCCGGCCGGCAATGTGATCTGGAAGCTGTTTTATAATGCCCGCAAAAATTTTCTCTGGACTCTCTATGGTCCCCCGGGAGGAGGGGGTGAGTCAGGCGGTCCAGACACTATTTCCATGACGGTGAGATTGAATAATCTCATTGGGGCCGATATCTACGGCGAAGCCGGTCCGGTCACAATGTATGCCGATGCGTACGAAATGATCGACTACAACTATACCGGATCGTCGTATCATCAATCGGTTCTCTATGTCGAGCCGGGCTCGTCGTCCTTAAGAGAGATTGTTTGGAATGGGACTGATTTTGCGCCGGGCCTGACCCTCTTCACGATCGGATTCACCGGCTCCGCTTTCCCTCGTCATATCTATCGAACTGGAGCGACGATAAAATTCACGACGACG